GTTAGGAAATTAAACAGCTTCTTTTTCTTGCTCTGTTGATGAATAAGTGAAAAATTCATCATGTTCATTTAGAAAATCAATTAGCTCATCAACTGAATATAAATACCAGTAAACGTTTTCTTCATGGTTATAAACTGTAATAGGAAAAGTAATGTTTTTCATTTGATGCCCCTTGTTAGGAAAAGAGTAGGAAAAGGCCAGATGCGCTCTGGCAAGCGGTTTGATTAATCAATATTGTTCGGGTCAATAATTTCACCTTGAGCAAGTGCCAAAGCAGCCATATCAGCCTTAGTCATGTCGTCGTCAGCTGTAGGACGCTCTAATATCAGAACAATTCCGGTATCATCGTCTCTTTCGATGTGAACTGTTTGTATCGCACCTTTTGGCGTTTCGTATGTTTCCTTGTGAGTGATAATCCAAAGCATTTGTTTCCCCTTAATTATTTATAAATGTATTTCTCTGCTGCTGTAGTGCATTATATTGATTATATAGATTAGGTCAATATATTTGTATATTGTATTTATAAATAGAGTAGCTATAAACGATAGTATCTATATATATATATAGTAGTGATATATCTATACATAATCTACTTATACTGTAAGTGTTATATATTAAGCATGCCTATTCTTTAAGCGGATAGCGAGAGTGTCTGCCACTTCCCTCGTTAATACAATTACAATTATCTAGATGGGCATCGGGGTACTGCATCAGCTTGCATACCCGTGCATACAATGGCTCTAGAGTGCCTGTAGCAGCATGATTCGGGCATGGGCATGGGTAGGGTTGACTAGATGCTATGCCACCACACCAGCTGCCCTTTGCGTTGGGTTCGGGGGCGTTGGAGTCGGTGCCCCCCTACGATTCCCCCCATAAAAAATTTCATGTTTTCTGGTATTCTGAAAGTGATTCTCCTTCTGTGTTGACTGCGCCCAACTCCTCTTGGGCTAGTCATTTGGCCTCAGTCTTGTACTGGGGCTTTTTTTTGCCCGCAAATAAAGCTCACGGTTTACCGCTGGCTTTTTTTCGTCTATAGTGTGTATATTGGTTAGAAGGGATAGATATGATTAACTTAGAAGTAGAGAAGTCGATTCCGTTGCCGGAGGGGAAGAAAAGGTATCCCTATAAGGAGATGGAAATCGGGGACAGTTTCTTTGTTGGGGCTGGCAAGTTGCAGGTGGTCTGCAATGCCAATTACAGGGCGTCTAAGCGGTTAGGGATGCAATTCATAGCTAGGAAGGAACCGGAGGGGGTAAGGGTATGGAGAACGAACTAGAAGTTCCAAGAGAAGAAGATTCAGGTGTTTTGAATTTTCATGTAGACATGACGGTGGATACGTTTTTAGACCAGTACATGATTTGGCGTATGAAAGATACGTTGAGGTATGAGGAGGACCCTAGAGTTCGTAGGGCTTGCCATGAGTTGTTGGCTTACATGAGTGTTGAAGGGGAAAGTAATGACGGAAGCGATGAATAACTTAATGCCTCTAGCGATGGAGGATATTAAGAAGGCGTATATGGAGAAGGTTTATTCGATGAGCCATGCTGAGCTGTTTCATGAGTTGATGCGGGTTCATACGGAGTCAGCTAAGTTGCTACGGGATGTGCATGATGAGAATGAGCGATTGAAAGATACTCTTGAGCGACTCAGCACCGTCAACTGACAAGTACGCAGAAGAACTTCTGCTCTCTCGCCGTATCTTGAAGTCTGAGATGGGTAAGGCTAACCGTGCTTACAGTTCAGACGAAAAGAAAGACTTGCTACAGTCGTGGAAAAACCAATATAGCACGGAGCTAGTTAATGAGCTATTGCGGGTAGCTAAGAATCCAGAGGCGAGATACCGGATAGCTAACTGGAACCTAGAACAGTTCAGCAATGAACGACGAAAGTCTAAATGAAGTTCAATCTTAAACAGTTTTACCAGTTCTGCTCCGAGTTAAAGATTGAAACCAAAGAGCAGGGCTTACGCAAGATGGATAACCTTCTCGGCACTCAGACCTATGTAATGGATGAGATTGCCGGCGGCTTAGCCGAAGGTATTCATTTCTTTGTCATTCTTAAAGGTCGTCAGCTTGGCATTACGACGATAAGTCTAGCCCTAGACCTTTACTGGCACTACATCAATGCGGGGTTAAATGGAACACTTGTTACAGACACAGAAGAAAACCGAGATATGTTCAGAGGAACGCTCGGAGCCTACATGGACGGTTTACCAAAAGAGTACAAGATACCCATACTTGCACACAATCGAAACTCACTTTCCCTCAAGAACCGCAGCCGTATCTTTTATCAAGTCGCAGGACTTAGAGCGAAAGGAAGTCTTGGTCGTGGCAAAGGCATCACATTCCTTCACGGCACAGAAACGTCTTCGTGGGGAGATGAAGAAGGACTAGCCTCCTTGCTGGCTTCGCTTGCAGAAACCAACCCTAAACGTCTCTACATCTTCGAGTCTACTGCTCGCGGCTTTAATATGTTTCACGATATGTATGTGACCGCTAAGAGAGCGAGAACTCAGAAGGCAATCTTCTGTGGCTGGTGGCGCAACGAGTTCTATTCTGCGGCACCGGACACCGATGTCTACAAAGTCTATTGGGACGGCAAATTAACGCCAGAAGAAAAAGAGTGGACGCGAGATATTAAGAAGCTCTACAACTTTGAAATCAATTCCAGACAGATGGCGTGGTGGCGTTGGAAGATGCTTGAAGGCATTAAAGACGAATCCTTAATGTATCAGGAGTTCCCGCCAACTGAAGACTATGCCTTCGTCATGACAGGCACCTCCTTCTTTTCAAACTCGCGGTGTACTGACGCCATGAAGATTGCTAAGAAGATTGACTGCGACTATTACCGTTACGCAATGGGTGTGAACTTCCAAGACACGGAAGTTATTAAATCAACAGAACGTCTGTCTACATTGAAGGTGTGGGAGGAACCCATTGACACCGCTTATTACGTTATCGGCGCAGACCCTGCTTATGGTTCTTCTGATTGGGCTGATAGGTTCTGTATTCAAGTCTTTCGTTGCTACTCCGACGGAATGGAACAGGTTGCCGAGTTTGCGACCTCTGAACTTAATACGTATCAGTTTGCTTGGGTTATATCGCACTTGGCAGGAGCCTACAAGAATTCGACGCTTAATCTGGAAGTTAACGGACCGGGACAGGCTGTGCTAAACGAGATTAAGAACCTACGCCGTCAAGCTGCCAGCATGGGCAACGCAATGGGCAAGAGTTTGATGGACGTCTACGGTTCCATGTCTAACTACATCTGGCGACGTAACGACACAATGGGTGGCATCTCTAACTCCTTGGGCTGGCTAACTACGGCAGCTACGAAAGAGAGAATGATGAGTTACACCAAAGACTTGTTTGAGCGCGGAATGTTAGCGGTCTACTCTGTAGACACCATTGAGGAGATGAAGACGATTGTCCGTGACGGTGCATCTATTGAAGCCTCTGGTCGCAACAAGGATGACCGTGTAATGGCAATGGCCTTAGCGTGTGCTGCGTACTCAGAACAAGTACAGCCTCAATTAATCCAGCGAAAATTAAGCCGTAAAGTGTCCAGAGAGCTAGAAAGTAAAACACCTGAGCAACTCTCTGTCGGCAAAGGCGTATCCAACTATTTGAAAGCGATTGGTGTCTATGGCGCATAATCAATTGACTATCGTATCTGTTCACGGACACACCGATGGGTCAGCCACCTTGCCGTCCATTATCCGCAGTATGCGGGAGCTACCGGGGTCCAAAGGGCTGTTAATTTCTCCAGCTAAGCCAGCTAACATTCCAGACAGCATTGAATGGAAGCGTTGCTTTTCTTTCGACTACCGGGGTTACAGCACATTTATTATGCACTCCTTACATGAGTACGTCACTACGGACTTCTGTTTGATTGTGCAAGATGATGGGTGGGTTTTGGACGGCACCAATTGGAGAGACGACTATTACACCTACGATTACATTGGCGGCATTACTCATGCTGGTCTGGTGGGCAACACATTACATCTAGGCTTTGAATGGACAAAGTTTGACAACCCAACGCTTGTTCTAAACGGCGGCTTTTCCCTGCGTAGCAAACGCTTCCTAGAAGCTCCAAGTAAGCTAGGCATTGTTCAAACATATTCGCCAGAAATACACCTGTGGAATGAAGACGTTCAGTTGTCGTGCATTAAGCGCGGACTCTTTGAGTCCCTAGGATTTAAATACGCAACCAATGAAGTCGCTAAATACTTTTCCATAGAACACATTGC